CACCACGGGTGCTTTGCGCGGCCCCTTGGGGTCTCGGCCCGCATGGAGTGTACCAGCCTTATATTCGCCCATTGTTTTTGCTACTTTCGCTTGCTTGGCGGATTTGGTCTTTGGTGTCTTCATGGTAGAATTATTTCATGCTTTTGCTTCCTTTGCAACGCCACTTCTTACGGGAGAGTGAGTTGGGCGAGTTAGGGTCTGACTTCCAGTCACCCTTGATCTTTGCAGAACGAGCGCAGTAGGCATCGCCCTTCTTCGTGCCGGGTCGGATGCGATCCTTGCCGTCTGCAGCTTTACCTGCCTGCCCAAAACGCACGGTCTTCTTGCGACCAGTATCGGGGTTGGTGACTACCTTTGTGAAACGCTTTTCCATTACTGCTGCATTCCTTGCGTTTGCATACCACCCATCTCGGCGGGAGCCGTGCCGATACGACCGATCTCTGCGTTCTGGGCCTGCTGGAGTTGGAACTGGTACTGCTCGGCGTATTTCTGGAGTCGCGTTGCGAATGCCTCGTCCGATTGTGCGCGTTGTGCGACATCTGGTTGCTGGACATACGCTTGCACAAGCTGCATTGCGATCTGTGCTCCATTGGGCTGGGCAGGAACCTCGATGCCAGCGAAGATTTTGGCGAGGTCGTCCGTGACATTCTTCATGACCTTCTGCTGCGCTTCCTCGGCGGGTTGCAGGACATAGTCTGCAAAGATCGGGTTGATGCTGGATGCCGTAAATTCCAACAGCTTGTTGACATCCATGATTCCGTTGCGGTCGAGTTGCACCAGAGACACCATGTTTTTCAACTGCGTCTCGGCAGTCTCTGGGTCATTGCTCTGGGAGTCGAAGTTGACAACAATGGAGAAGTTCTCGTCAGCAGAACCCTTGGTCATCACCTGCGGATTGGGGTTGCCTGTAACTTGGAAGAACACCTCATCTGGCCCCATGCGCTGATACAACTTCCAAGCAAGACCAAGCACATCACGCACATGGTCTAGGAACTTACTAACAAAGTATTGCTGCCTCATGGCAGAAAGCGGGTTTGCAAGGTCGAGTCCAACGCTGCGGTCAGCCTGTCCGATCATGGACGCTTCAACTTCTACAGAACCAGAGTCCATAGGTGGTGTCGGTCCCCAAGCAATCTCTCCCAAGCGACGATACGGAATGCGTCTTCCCGGTCCCCAGTCGGAGGGAGGTTTGCCCGCAGGGTGCATGAGGGGTGGGAGCGTTGCCAGAGACGCACGGTCAACACGCGAGTCGCGCTCGGTTTTAATCTGTAGCTGTGCGCCACGCAGGATGTCACCGAAGGTCTGCACCTCGTACATGCGCTTCTGGTTGTTGGACAAACGAGTCACCACGAATGGATAGTCGTCATATCCATTAAGCAATTCGTGCTTTGCGTATCCCTCGGCATTGGGGTGGAATACGGTGCAGTAGATGCCCTCGCTGCCATCCTCTTCGTCGATCAAACGCTGGTAGCCATAGACAACCATAACGAGGTCATTGTCGTCCGTGATGGGTAGGCGGGTGACATTTTTGACTTTCTCCCCGTCAAGGTACATGGAGTCCTTGCCGCGAAGCTTGTCGATGGCATTGTCCACCCATTCCTCATCCCAGCCCTCGTTGGTTACTTTTTTTTCTAGTTCTTGGGCGGTCAGGAAAGTTCTCCAGAAGATGTATGGTGACCGCTGTGGGTCAGAAACATAGGGAGGGAATATCACCTCCCCGTCTGGAGCGCAGGAATGGACGACCGGGCGATCCACAGTTACCCTAGGAACCGGAATTTGGGCCTCACCTTTGCTTCTGAGGTCTTTGAGTGCCTTTTTGGCTCTCTTCTCCGAAAGAGCAGGAAATGCCGTCAAAATCAATCCTAGGGCCATTTCCGTGGCATTCTCGTCCATGAGCAGGTCAACCATCTCTGGGGCCGCCTGTGCGACCTCGTCCAGAGTCATTGTCTGGAGGTAGGTGCGGGACTCCCGCTGCCAGCCAACATACGAGATCATCAGGCCTTTTTCAAGCAGGTAGTTAGCCCCCAACTCCATGTGGTCGCGGAAATTTGGGATATACGAGGAACGCATCCACTTCAGGAAACCGCTGACCATCGCTGCCCTCGGCATGGATGCCATGCTGGTCGGAAATGCCTTGATGTGCGACCGCTGGAGGGCTTGGTCAAACAAAGCCACATAGGTGTCAATTCGCTCGCCAATCACATTGACCTCTTGATCGGAAGCTCCCTCCCACGGGAATGCGTTAGCACCATGCTTGCGGAGGTCGTCAGACTTTCCTTCCCAGATATTGCGCCGCTCGTCATAGGAGCGCAGGCAGGATTGGAAATACTCGTCGAGGTCGATAAGTGCAGACTCGTAGGCATAAGAAAGCGAGCGCACATCTGGCTCGGCATCCACATAGATCAAAGCTTCGCCTTCCAAGGCTTCTGACATTTCTTCAGTTTCCATGATATAATTCGTAGGTGTCGGAGTCTAATTTCCTGTTAATTTTAATAGTCTTGTTGAGCAGTCGCTGGGACATTCTTGCTGGAACTTCGACGGCAATGCGATTCCCATCCAACCCTGCATATACATATCTTGGGTTAATTGCGAGTCCAATAACCGTAACCTCCAGAGGCTCAGGTGCGGGTTCTGTGGCTTGAATTACCTCTTTCACTTGTGGTTCCACCTTTGGAGCAACCTTCTTGGCCACCTTCTTTGCTGCTTTTTTCGTTGTTTTCATGGTTAGTATCCTCCTGTGCCTTGTCTGGTTACAGCTATATGCGACCCATCCACATGGTCAATACCAGAGATGGCAGCGTAGCGCAGAACATCTATCGGGTCTTTCCATGCCTCCTTCAGACCACCGTCACCCGTGTACTCGCTCAAAGCTTGGATAATGTTCTCACACTCCTCGCTGACATAAAAGTGCGGTCGGTTGACCGAATCTGTCGGCATAGTTACATTCCATGACATTTTCCCGATCAAAGCTTGCAACCCATCGTCGATTTCCAATCCGGGTGCTGGAATGCACACAATACCTTCGTCGTTCAAATCCTCGATAATGCTACTAGCCCCATCCGCAGACTGGTACTTGGCAGCACCAAGTCGGGGGTCGATCAGACGCTCCATGATTTCCTCATCACCCTCTAGATCTTTTATGAGTTCCACATAGTCGCGGATTCCGTATCCCTGTCCTTTTGCTCCATCTCCTGCAACCCACTTTCCACCGCGCCACTCTGCCCAGTCTCCAACATCCACACCCGGCCATTCCCTGTAAACCCAGAAGGTTCCGCTCGCATCCACAGCAATCCATGCCATAAACCAGTTTTTAGCTCCCGCAGGGTCGATAATATGGTATCGCGTCACATTTTTCGTTGGAATAGTGTCGGGAGATACCACATTGACCTCCTTGTTGAACTTTGGAAATTTGGTGGCGTGGGACTTGACTGGAACCCCGTACGCACGAATTAGGATCTCCTCCCTAGGCCGACCAACCAAAGTCTCCTTAATTCGCTCGTAGCCACCGAAAGGGTTGTCTTGTGAGTGGAAGTAATGCACGGATGCATTGCGCTTCTTGCTTCGCTGTACATAGGGGACAAGCTCACCATTTAGCAGTTCAGCCTCGCGGTTTTCAATGGTCGTAGCCCCATCCAAGTATTCTTTAACAACCTCTGTATATCCATCAATTGGAGTAAAGGTTAGCAGAAGCTTCGCATTGCGTGTGGCAAGACGGAATCGAAGGGTGTTGATCAACTCTGGGCCTCCTAAAAATTCGTCACACCAAGTGCCAATGTTTGCCCACTGCGGATTACGACAACCAAGTTCAGCACCTTCTAGAATGGTCGGATTGTTCTGGAACTGGGAATATGTTTTGAAGATAATCTGCGACCCGTTAGGCAGAATTAGAGAGTTATCCGTAAATCCGTTTTTCTTGGTGTATGAGATGTAAGCATTAGCCGATGTTTGCTTTGTGCGTAATTCAACTGGAAGCCATTCCCATACTGCGCTTTGTTGTTGCCTGATACTAACTTCAGAGGTCTGCGAAAAACACATGATCTCTGACTTTGGATTCTCAATAGCGGCTTTCACTACACAGTACGAAGCAAATGCAGTTTTTCCACTGCGATTACCTCCCAATGCAAGTATTTCAGACACTTGAGATAGTTGCTCCTCGGCTTTAGCCCAATGTGGAAGCCTAAATCCGTATCGGTATGGATCGCTTTCGGCATTGGAAATTGCTTCATGGTAGACTCTGTGAAGATCCACCAATTCCTCTGGCTCCATCAAAACCAACTCTTCGTCAGTTGGTGGCTGCAAAATAGGATGTTTTCTCCACTCTAGCATGCCACCTCCTCTTTAATCCTGTATGCGTCCGTTTCCATGAGGATGTCGATTATCCGATAAACACTTCCGCATTTATCACATCCAAACGAATCATCCTCTGGAGGAAGTGATCCTCGGTTGCCATCCACAAAGTGAAGCTTGCTGTATGTCTTGCAATACCCACACTTTCCAATGTGAGGCGTTACAAATTTCTCTAGCACCACATTCCAAACCTTAGCGTTGAACTTCTCGGCCAAATACGAGGCGTAGGCTAGGGTGTTGCACTTGTGCTGGATGCCGTCCTGCTCCACCACATAGTGGTGAAATATCGGCCCATCAAATCTCGACTCTGGTTCTGGGATCATGCGACAATTTCAGCTTCGACTGCCTGCGCTTTCACCTTGTTAGCGATGCGAGATTTAGCCTCTGCGATCATCTTGGCGGCATCGTCGATAGATGCACCCTGCCTATGTTCCACGACTGCCGTAGCCATGCCAGAGAGTTGCATGGACTTGTCCGTTAAAACGCCAACAGTGATCGCCAGTCGGTCTGGGGAGATGTTCTTGAGTTGTTCGGGATCGTCGGACAACTGGTCTGCCTTCGCAAATAGCAAGTCCGTGTAGGTTTCAGCAGCCATCGCATATTTCTGCGAGAACTCCTTACGCTTAGTCTCCAGAGTGTCGCTGTGCCGCCACATGAGCGAGCGCACGGTGTCACGGGCAAGCCCTGTGATCTCGGAGGTGGACTTGATGCTCTTCCCCTGTGCGAGCAGCCAGAGGCACTTTGCCGCCGCCTGCGGGTTCCAGAACTCCACACGCTGCCTGTTGCCGTGTTCCTCGGCTCGGCGCAT